GGGTTTGTTTATTGGAAGTATTGGAGTAGATCCAAATACAAATAGTGACCGTTTTACAATGGGCTGGGACTATTTGGCTGATGGTGTGCAGTTGATGACTTTTGTGGCTGGTTTATTTGCTATACCTGAAATGTTAGAAGGGTTCGCTAAAGGACAGTTAAGTACAGTAAAACCTAAAGATAACTATACGCAGACAAAGCAGGGAGCACTAGCAGTTTGGCGTTATAAATGGGATGCATTGCGTGGCGGATTTATAGGTGCGTTTATAGGACTGTTGCCCGGGCTTGGTGGTGCAATGAGTGACTGGATGAGTTACGGCAGCACCGTTGCTGCACACCCTGATAAAAAGTTTGGTACTGGTGAAATAGTTGGTGTTATTGGTCCTGAAGGAAGCAATAATGCACAAAAAGCAACCAGTATGATACCCACTGTGTTGTTTGGTATACCTGGCGCCAGTTTCGCCGCAGTACTAATGGCATTGTTTATGTACTTGGGGTTTGAATTAGGTACACCAGACTTAGTATACGACACTCGATTTTTTAGTAGTTTAACATACGGCTTTATGTGGGCAACTATACTAGTAGGCTTTATTTGCATCATCTTTACACCATATATAAGTCGTATTGCTTATGTTCCATATCGATATTATTTTCCTGTACTATTGGTGTTTATAGTATGGAGTTGTGTTCAGTATACTGGTGGTTGGGAAGACTATGCAATGTTAGTAATATGCAGTATATTGGGCATAGTTGCTAAACGGATTAAATTTAGTCGAGCAGCAATACTTGTTGCATTTATACTTGCAGAACGTATTGAAAACTTGACAATACAGACATTTACATTGTATAATGTAGAAACTTTAACGACTAGACCTATCTTCATAACTATTATATTAATTAGTATAGGCTGTTTAGTATATGGAATATCAAACAAAAACAAATTGGAGTACAGTTAATGAAAAAAGTTTTAGCTATTTTAGCTATTTTAGCTAGTCCTGCGTATGCAGATTATACCATGATTGTTCCACAGAAGCCAGGCGGCGGAACAAGTGTATGGGCTGAGATTGTTGCAGGTGAATTGGAAAAATATTTAGGCGAAGATATTGTTATTCGTCATATTCCTGGTGCACGAGACATTCCAGGATTTAACACTTGGCACAATGAGTTACGTGATGACGACAAAGTTATTATGGTGTCACATGGCGGCAATGGTGTAAGTTTCTTACAAGAAGAAGTTGACTACAACTATGCAGACTATGATAGCATTGGTTTAATGAATCTAAATATTATTGCAGGTAAACAAATTGGTGTTGACCTAGACTATGGAGGCATCCGCTTTGCAGCAGGATCAGGTATGGTACCAGAAGCATTTGCTATGACTATGCTTGTATGCGGACCAGATAAGACTGTAGATGAATATGTAAAGTGTTTCCAGGATAACGTGACCTGGGTTAAGGGCATGAGCGGTGGTGAAAGACGTCTTGCTTTTAAACGTGGTGAACTTAATGGCACTCGTGAAAATCCAGCTGCATATAAAAAGCATGTGGAGTCAAATCCAGATGCAGAAGTTTGGTTCCATCATGGTATATTAAACAGCGAAACTGGAGAACACGGTGATGATCCAAACTATCCTGGTTATCAATTTGAAATATTATTTGAGAAACGTTGGGGAGTCGCACCAAGCGGGGAGTTTTATGATGCATATAAACTTGTAAAAAGTTTCCGTGATGGTATGCAGAAGGCGCTGTGGGTCAACAAAGGTAATCCTAACACTGATGCACTTGTTCTAGCATTGTATGAAATGTCACAGAATCCAGAAAGCGTTGCTATTATCGAAAAGAAAGTTGGACAATATAACTGGAAAATTGGTGCTGATGGTAATGCACATCGTGATACGCTGATGACTTTGATTACAGCAGATGCATTGCGCAATCTTGTTAAGTTTAATACAGAAGCACTGGGATTAGATAGTATCCTAAAAGAAGATTTAATTAAATAGGATTTTCATTGGATAAAAATACTCTTGTAAATTATTTTGCAAATAGTTGGCAAAGTAATATTGAAAAATACAAATACAGTGGCACTGCCCTTATTGAAAAGATAGGGCAAGACGCTTCTGTTTTAGATGTAGGGTGTGGGTTTCATTATTTTAAAAATAAGTTTCGTGATGTATATGGCATAGATATCGCAAACCCAGCCGCAGACCAGGTAATTGATGTATTGGACTTTAAACCAAATAAAAAGTTTAATGCAATATTATGCTTGGGCAGCATAAATTTTGGATCATCTGATACAGTTTTTAATCAATGTAAATATATTGTAGATGAATTGCTTGAATCAGGCGGTGTAATTTATTGGAGATGTAATCCAGGATTACATGATCATAAATGGGCTGGCATGGAAGAGATTGATTTCTTTCCATGGTCCATGGATTTGCACAAAACCTGGTCAAAATTATTGAATTGTAAATTAAATGTCTGTACATGGGATACAGACGATAGAATATATGCAGAATGGATTAAAAGTTAATGTTAGATGTTTTCTTTTTAAGTTATAATGAACCGTTTGCTGATGAAAACTTTGAACTATTACAGTTGTTTGCGCCACATGCAAAACGTGTTAATGGAATTAAAGGAATCTTTGACGCACACAAAGAATGTGCACGACAAGCAAAAACAGGACATTTTTATGTATGTGATGCAGATTGTTTGATAGACGAAGAATTTAGTTTTAAGTTTAAACCTGATGCAAATCGTGATGCATACCCTGGTGTTCCTGAAACAGATTGTGTTTATACTTGGCGTAGTCGTAATCCAGTAAATGATTTAATTTACGGGTATGGTGCAGTTAAACTATTTCCTAAAAAGAACTTAATGGAAGCAGAAGATTGGCAAATTGATATGACAACAACTATTGGCGCACCGTTTGTGCCTAAGTTTCAGATAAGTAATATTACAGCATTTAACACTGATCCGTTTAACACTTGGAAAAGTGCATTTCGTGAATGTACAAAACTTGCAAGTAGCATTATTCCCAATGGCGATAATACAGATAATGAATACCGTCTTAAAGTGTGGTGTGAGCGTGGGGCGAAGCGCAAGTATGGTGACTACTGTATGTTAGGAGCAACCCAAGGTGCTGATTTTGGTCAACATTACAAAAATGATCTTAAAGCACTAAATTTAATTAATGACTTTGAATGGTTAAAGGAACAATTTGATGAAGCAACCAGCTGATGAAAGTTTTGGAAAATATTATGAAAAAGATCTAACGGATAATCAACATTATGAAAGTTTAGTTACGGATCATGATAAGCGTGACACAACTGCTTTATCTAGATTGTTTTGGTTTCATGGTCTTGATGAATATTTGGCATATGTAGAACATCCACAATATGAATTGTTTAGACGTATTAAAAGTGCAATTCTATATGGTAATATTTGGGCAATCAAAGACTTGATGAAAAATGAAGTTTATCGTGGTCCTATTGAACATACTGAAGAATTTTTTGATATCTTAATGAGTTATCATACAGGGTATGATCACTTGAATCATAGAAAAGTTTTACGTTATGTAAGTCACGTTATTGATGATTTGTTTATTAGAAAAATTAGTGCCTGGGCGTATAAATGGGAAGAAAAAGCAATACTCAATGACCATTTTAGTCGAGGACAACTCCGTAGTAAACTGTGGCTAGTTAAAGAACTTAAAACTGTAGCCGAAGGAAGATTGTCACAAGGTACTGATATTAATACTATTGTACAATATGGCGGATGGTATGCTACTGTTGCGCACTTTTTATTTAGAGAATTTAATATTGAGAAATATTATAATTTAGATTTAGATCCAGTTGCTGTTGATATTGCAGATGACTTTAATTATGAATATTTGCTACGTAGTTGGCGCTTTAAGAGTTCATGTACAGACGTTGATAACATATATTGGTTAAGTGACAATAGTTTTCATTTTGATGTTAAAAATAAAAGTGGTAAGCTAGTGCAACTACATGCCAAACCGGAGTTAATCATTAATACTAGTTGTGAGCACATGACTAGTGATTGGTTTAAAGAATTGCCTGATGGTATGCTAGTATGCTTACAAACTAACAATTACTTTAGTAACGAGCAACACATTAACTGTGTTAACAATCTTGAAGAAGCAAAAGAGAAATATAAGTTTAGTGAACTTTATTATGAAGGTGAAATTGATACTATAGAATACAAGAGGTTTATGCTAATTGGAAGAAAGTGAATTAGACACCCTGACATTACGACAGTTGCAAAAAGAAAGCGCCAGAGCATTAAGTACAATGGCTGCAACTAATAATAACATATATCAATTTAATAAAAAAGCACATCATAATAGTCAGTTGTGGTATAAAGCAGTTATTAGTTGGTATGTAGAACAATACGGTGACTTGCCCAGCAGAGTTGGCCCAGGTAAAGATATAGAATTGATATTAGATAATTAGATGAAATTTGACAAAGTTTTTAAACTATATATTTTTAAAGACTCAGACAGGGCAAATCTAAGTTTACAGGCAAGTGAAAATTTAGTTATAGAATACCGTCTACGTATTAAAGAATTACAGCATATATTAGATAACTGGGAATCAGGAGTTGAACTTACTACTGACAATAATACCTGGTTTA